GTGATGCCGGTCTCCAGCACACCGATATCGAGGCGAAACGTGCCGGGCGGGTCGCTGGTTTCCCACCACTCAGACACGTTTATCAGGTAGCCGAGCGGCTCCACCACGCGACGCACTGCGCCAATCGTTCCTTTGTGCTCGTGTATAAACCGCGCCGCGCGGATCACATCCCGCTTTGTGGCCTCCGGCCAGCTCTCATCCCACCGGTCAACGGAAAACGCCCACGCCAGCCACGGCAGCAGATTTGCCGGGCAGTCGTCAGCGCTCCAGAGACGGCGCAGGGGGACGGGGGTATTTTCGATGTCAGCGCAGGCGCGTGCCGCCGCGACTTCTAACGGCGAGGAGCCCACCGGCAGCAGGCGGGTATTATTCATCGTTGCCCCCGATGCTCACGCTGTACTCGCTGCACCACGACGCCTGAGTGTCATCGAGCACGATGTCGGCCACCGGTTCGGCCAGCTCGACGCGCTGCACGCCCTCGACGTGGAGCGCCGCATAGATGGCAGATTTTCGGATATCACGCCCGAGCCGGTGCTGCGCGGTGATATACGCCTGCAGCTTTGTTTTTGCCGCACTGAGCACCGGCTCGCTTTCAGGACCCGGGTACAGGTAAAGCGAGGCGATGATTTTATAGTCGACGATATTTGCTGACTGCACGGTCACGCGGTCAGCGACCGGCCTCACGTCCTCGTCGTTCAGGGCAGTGCGCACGATATCGAGCAGCTCGTCAGAGGCCACGCCGTTATTTTCACGCGACAGCACCGAAACCGTCACACAAGCTGGCTCGGGACTGATAACGGAAATATCTGCGACCCGCCCGTCGGCGCTGCGGCCATGAAACTGATATGCACCGGTTGACCCGGCGGTACTCAGCCCCTCTGGCGCCTGCTGGATGCGCAGACGATAGTCGGTGTCCGATTCCATCACGGCAGGCGTCGGGGGTAATGTCGTGTCATCTGCAGGCGTGATGACAAGACGCCCAACGCCAGAGTTTGCCCCGAGCTGGTCGAGGTCTGCGCCGGTTGCATAGGCCAGCATGACCGCGCGCGCGGCCTCGTTAACGCGCTGTCGCCAGATAACTTCCCGATAGGCGTTTTCCTGCAGCAGCTTCACAATCGGCTCAGATTCGAGCGTCAGCGTACGCGCGACCGCTTCCTGCTGGTCTTCGGGATAAAGCGAGACGAGCGTCGCTTTACGTTCTGCGAGGATGGTCTCATAGTCCAGCGCTTCCACGACATCAGGCGCGGCGAGCTGGCTCAGGTCAACAATTGCCATAGCGTTTAACTCAGTGGAATGGTGAGGGAAAACGGCTGGCTCGATGTTGAGCGCGTGCCGGTGATATCGACATACAGCCCGCCGGCAGTGTCCGATCGTTCAAAGGTGATGGCCGTCAGGCTGACGCGTGGCTCCCACTTCTGGATCGCGGAATAACACGCGGCCATAATCTGCAGGCGCAGTGCCGGTGTCTGCGGCTGGTCAATTAGCGCCGACAGAAGCGAGCCATATTCACGGCGCATGACGCGCGACCCTATCGGCGTGATCAGAATGTCGCGCACGCTTTGCCTAATATGCTCGACCTCAGAGATACTGAGCCCGGTCTGGCTGTTCATACCGAGATAACGCACCGTCATTTTGTTTCCTTAGTCCAGCTTCCGCCGCTTTGAACGTTGCCGTGCGCGTGGTCATCCACCTGCACGCCGTTAGATGTCAGCTTCCCGCCGGTGTGCTCAATATCGCCTGTCATCGTCCCGCCCTTCTGCACTTCGAGTGAGCCGGTTATCAGCTTGTTGGTACACACTACCTCCGGGGTATCGAGGGTGATGCGGGTTTCAGCTTTCACCAGCACCACCGGCACGGTGGCCGTAATGGAATCCGACGCAGTGACGTCGGCGGTTTTGATACCGGACACGGTGAGCGCCCCGTTGTCGGGGTCGTACTCGATAACCGCCCCGTCAGGAAATGACACGTGAAACGCATCGGGTGAGGCCGACGGCGCGGGATTGTCATCAGAGAAAATGCCCGGCAGCACAAAGGCCGTGTCGAGCTCGCCACCGATAGCCAGTAAAAGCACCTGCTCACCGACCGAGGGAGCCCACCACACACGCGAGCGACCGGCGCGACAGGTGAGCCAGTTCAGCCAGGTGGTTTGCATGCCTCCGGTCTGGACACGACACAGCCCCTCATCGAGGTCGATGTCAGTCACAATGCCAGTGCGGATGAGGTTTCGGATCGCGCGTGCGATTTCCTGCAGAGAATTTAAATTATTCATGGGGAAAGGATGCCGCCGGGCAAGGCCAGCGGCAATGAAACGATGCTCTAGGAGAAACTACACAACATTGCGGATAAGAAGATTATGAGACTATTACATTACGGCTGAATATGATTGGTTCTTTTAGCTCCTCACAAACCACTTTGAAATTTATTGTCCCTTGCCCCTCAGCAATTGGAACTAATGTGACACTATCGAATTCTACCGATAAACTCTGTATTAATTTCTTTGCTCTTAATACTATTCGGCCTTTATCATAATCAACCCAATCCGTTGCGTTAATCGGCCTAATTTTGTTGACATAGTCCATCACTGAGCTATCAAGAATATTTGACGCCCTATGCCCACTTAACACAAAGTCATTCTCAGCACCTCCGAACTTCCCAAGAATTAACCTCTGCCTGAACGAATCCAAACTATTTCTAGCAGCATTAAGCCTATCAATCTCTGCCATGGGAGTTTCTGGAATATTTATTACTGGTAATTCTGTAAAAAACTTTTTGTTATCGTCACTAAGCGCAACTAAAAAACTCGGAAGTTCGATGTGAATATAGATATCTGTCGCTAATTTCTTACCGATATTTTCAAGAACAGGGTTAAAAGTAACACTGTGCTCTTGATAACATAAATGCAAAAATAATTTCTTATTATACAAATCTACTTTTTCTTTAGTCGGTATAGCTTCATTATATTTTCGCAGCTTTTCCTCCGAAACATCCCCTCGATAAGAGTTCGGAATATCATCCATAGCCAATAAATCCATATATGGTTGAACAGTAACATCCCTGGCAATAGTCAACTCCAAATCATCATCAATCATTGACAAATTTAGAATAGGAGCATCTGTATGCAGTCGACTTTCATACGCCCTAACTTTCTCTCTCAATAATCTGTTTTCTGTTGATAGCTCAGCAAGCTCATTGGATATTTCTTTTGATGTAGCCTGATCCCCCCTGACCCATCCAATCCTAGGTGTTCTCCTCATTATCTTAGGTAATGCGATTGCTACTTTAGTGGCTAAATCGTCCATTGAATCCCAAAAATCGCACATCTTATTAGCCTTAGCTTTTTCTATAAAAAGCTCAAGCAGTTCAATTTTATTAACGTCTCGCTCTCTTTCATGAGGTTTCGTATCTACTTCACGGTTACGAATAAATGCCAACACCGGTATCCCAAGAGACTTAGCATAATCATACTCCATTTCTGTATAACTCAATCCTGACGCTGCAATCGAACCATATTTTTGGCCAATGATTATCACGTAGTAATCACTACCTTCAATCGTTTCTTTAATTATTTCCCACTGCTCTGAATCATCTGCACTGAACATTTCCATGCCAACTGGAAAATGATATAAACTCAACACTGTTTCTATAATTTTCTTACGCGCATGAAACAAATCTTCGTAAGTTGAGCTTACAAAAACTTGATACTTTTTCTCTTCCATAGATACCTCCCAACTTTTTCGCTAAAAATAGCTTAAAAACAGTCGGTTAGTCTATGATTAACTTCTAACTTTCCTAAGCGTTTCAAAAATAAAACTTTCAATCATCTTAACATCGTCATGATTCAGCCCTAATAACTGACGCTCTGAATATTGCACGTCGCGGCTGTGCGGGTTTGGCCGGTCTTTAAGGCCGAGCTGATGGACTTGGGCGATACGCTGCACCTTGCCGGTAAACTCGACCACAGCCGCATTATTGCGGCCACTGGCTTTCATGTAGCGAGCCGTGCGCAGCTTCTGAAACATCGCGCGCTTGATACGTCCCGACTTTGCCCTAAGCGGCTGGCGCTTCCTCGCCTGATATGGCGTGCCATCGGGCGCTTTCTGCTGCTTGATGCGCTGCTGTTGCGATCTTCGCAGTTCCTTCGCAATTTCAGCGGTGAGCTTTCTCCGTCCCGCTGGTGACAGCGCGCCAATCAGCCCGGCCAGCTTATCGTCGAAGGGTTTAAAGTCACTCATCCCATTTGCTCACCAGTTCGCCATTGATATACAGCTCGGTCGGTCGCGCCACCGGCTCGGGCAGCGGTGGCTCAGACGCATAGCTCACGTGCAGTGCACCGTTTTCCTCTTTGATGATGGTTCGCTCGGTGAGCTGCAGGCTGATGCTGATATCAACAGTGTCCCCGTCGTTTAAATCAATCTGGAAGCGGTAGCCCTTTTTGCGCCCCTCATCGAGCGTGCAGATATCCGGCTGGTTCTCTCGCAGCCATGCCACCACCGGCACGAAAATCAGGTCAGGGTCGCCCACAAAATCACACACGATCACATTCAGGGTGTAAATCTTTTCATGGGACAGCGAGGCCGCGAGACGCGCGTCGATATTTCCCTCATCCGCGAAGATGCGCATCATTTCGGGATTGATTTTAAGCTGCGGGACGGCGTCAGTTAACGCTTTTCGCAGGCTGAGTGCTTTCTTCATCGAGTTTATCCTGACAGTCTTTGACGGTTTCAACCTGCAGCGCGCAGGCGGTGAGCGCGTGCTCAAGCCTGCGAATATCAGCACTCAGGTCGCCATTAGTCGCCGGTTCACTTCCCGGCATCGGGCAATAGCTCACTTTCGGACACGCGCTGTAAACAATGACCGGCGGAGGCACAACCGGTGCGGGTGTGCAGCCTGCGCACAACATCAGGCAAACGACCGCCATACCAGCGGCGCAGCTCCTCATTTTCATTTAACAGCCTCGTTATGGTTTCTTCACGCCGCACGGCCATTGCACCGGCTGCGATTAATTCACCACGCAAATTGACCTGCGCGGTTTCGTTTGTCCTGGCAATTCGTTGCGATACGGAAAGCTGATTTTTCAGCATCCCGATCACGTTTCTTTGTTCACCGGCGACCTTGTTCGCCCGTTCAAAAGAGCGCGTCAGGTTGCCGTTTTCGTGGCGCTGCCAGAGCACAACCGCAACCAATGCGGCCAGTAAAAACATCGTTGCTTTCATGACACCCCCTTGATGCAGTAAGCACGCTCACGCGCGCGGCGATTTTCCAGCCCTGTGTTTACAGTGCCATTCACATAAACCCAGCGGGGGAGCTGGTCGCATACCTGCCACCATTGATGACGCTTGATATACGCGACCATCGTCGACCGGCAGGCCGCACCGGTTCCCACGTTGAAAGCGAAACTCACCAGCGCGTCGTAAATATGCTGCGGCATTTCCACCGGCACGCAGACCGCGAGACGTTTCTCTACGTTCAGCACATCCGCGACGAGGTTCGCCGCCGCCTGTCGCTCAGTGATTTCCCCTTTCGGGACGACACCTGCAGTGTGGCCGATGCCTGACGTCCACACTCCAGCGCTGCACTGGTAAGGTGTCAGGCGACAACCTTCGAGGTCGGCAATTAGCGCCAGACCCTCGGGCGAGGTGTTAAGCAGACGAAAGTCAGGCATCAGTACCGCCAGCGCCAGCACGGCGGCCACACTGCAGCGTTTAATGATTGAGCTCACGAATAGCCCCCTTATCCAGTCCGAGGGATTGCAGATAGCGAAAGGTTTTGCGCTTAAACCAGAAATTGGTCAGCGCGGTAAAAATGGCGCAGGCACTGCCCACATACAACGCCAGCTTTTCGGGCGACATTGCCCCGAAATACGCCAGCCCGACGGCCAGCCAGTAGGCGACAAACGTCGTGATTTTTTCCATGCTCAGTCCCATAGATTCACCGTCTCGGTTTTCGGTGCGCTGTCGGTCTCGGGCAGCTCTATCGCCGTGCCGTGCGGCAGGATGACGCCCAGCTCCGACAGCCCCGGATTCGCCTGCAGCACCGTCTCGACCACGCCCTCTGTGCGCCCGTAATGCCGGGCGCAAATCGAGTCGAGGGTGTCACCCTGCATCGCGTACACCTTCATCAGATTTGACCCACAATGCAGCGCGCCTTTTCCTGAATACGCGCCACTGACCAGCGCATATCCCGCCACATCTCATCGATGGTGCTGTCGATGCTGTCGGCTTTTTTGTCGCCCTTGCTGGTCGCATCCACGCCGCGATAACGCTCGTACAGCGTGGCGGTCGTCATCGAGCACACGGCGTTGAAGTAGTGGAAACAGCGCACGCTTTCGCCGTCGAGCTCGTCGGTCGGGACATCCGCGAGCGTGGCATGACCGGCGTCGAGCTGGCGGTCGCGCCAGTCGCGTAGCTCCGCATTGGTTTCGGCGATGGCGGTCTTGATTGCCCGGCGCAGGCGCACAGGCGAAACGGTCTGCTCAAGGCGTATTTCTTCACGCACGTGCTGCGGGTCGACATCGGGGAAAAAGCCGGTGTTTTTAATCACCGGCTCGCTCACGCCCGGTGGCGGTATCACCACGCCCTCTACGTCCTGCGGCGCTGTAGTGGGCTCAATAATTAGTGTCGTCATGACAACCTCGGGTAATGGGTGGGCGGTGGACGCCGGTCGCAGTCAGGGCAAGTGATACCCGCTTTGACCGGCGTGCCGCCCGGCTCGGGGAGCGTTCGGTTAACCTGCGGCTTTTGCCACTTTGGGAGGACGCCCGCGCCGTGCCGCCGGTTTAGCGGTAGCTTTGCGCGTGCGCGGTTTATTTGTTTTCGGTGCGGGTTCGGGCTTCGGTTTCAGCTGACGCTCAAGCTGTTCGATATCCTTTTTCACGCCGATAGTTCGCTCCAGCTGAATAGCGCGCTGCAGGTGCGTCAGTGCCTCGGGCAACTGGCCTGCGTCGCGCAGCACGTAGCCGGTGATTTTGTGCAGCTTCGCGCGCACGATATCGGGCATATCCGCACGCTCAGTCAGCGCGAGAGTGTCGAGCAGGTTCGCCAGTTCGACTGGCTGTTTCATATCGCGCAGACGCTGCGTGGCAAGCGCCACCTCTTCCGCCAGCAGATACGGCGTGGTGCGGCGATGGCCGCCGACCGGCATCGTGAGTCCCCACGTCATCGCATAACGGGCAATTTCCAGCGCACCGGCGATATCATCCGCATCGAGACGCCAGAGCATGACGGTCATGACAATGTCATCCTGCGCGCCCTTGCCGTTCGCAAGGACACCCGCCACCCACGGGAGATAAAACGGCAGCAGCTCGCGCTTTTTGTCGGCCTTACGCTCGGTGGATCGGATTTGTTTTAACGTGCGACAGTCTGCGGCCAGCTTCACCAGCATCTGCTCATAGGCAGTTGCATTGCGCAGCGGAGCAGCAGCCCGCCTCGCGGTTTCAGAGGCCGAGACCCGCATCATGTGAAGCGCTGCGGGGCTCGTCATGGCTTACTCTCCGCTGTTCTGGGCAGCAGGCGCAGTAGCACTTTCAGGCTCCGCCGGGGCCGCAAATTTGCCGAGGGTGATGTTTTCAATCAGGCCACCGGCGGCATAGGCTTCAACCACGTAATCGACGTTCATCGACTCGTAGTTCTCGATGCGGTCTTTCTTCGGCTCCTCGATGATGGCGCGGCGGTGAGCGTCATCCATGAAGTAAATCGACAGGTTATCGAGACGCGTGATCATCAGGGCATTGGCCGGGAAGTACGGCACGCGCACGGCTGGCAGATTGCCGATACGCTTCTGACTGATGATGATGTCAGCGGCCAGTGTCTCGCTGTTTTCTTGGGTCTTGTTGACAATCGGGAAATATTTGTCAGCCAGCAGCTTGCGACCGGTGATGACCACGAGCTCCGGGTCATCCTGATAAATCTCGTCAATCAAGTTGGTAGTGGCATCCATCACCAGCGAATCGAGGTTTTTGTAGTCGCCGTTTTCACCCACGCGGATCACCTCGGAAATGACCGTACCATCTTCGCCGGTGATTTTTGACATCACGCGCGCCGGGGCCTCATTGCGGTACTTCTGCAGCCAGCCGGTGGCGACGTCCTGCAGCAGCGGGTTCTGCTTGCGGTTCGAGGTCGCCGCACGCTCGATGCCGTTGAAACCGGCCATGATGAAGTCGAGCGACTGGCGCTTAATGATCGCGTCACGTATGCGGGTCTGGAAGTCCTGGAATCGCGCCCACAGGTCGAGCTGTTTGTAGCGGATATGGAAGTCGAAGTTGATCTGCGCGCACTCGTACTGGTTGGATTCGAGCGCGGTGAAATCGGCGGTCTTGCGCTCATTGTCCCCGGCGGTATCGGTGGTGCTCGCAATGGTGCCGTTGACGCCGACCCCGACCTTTTCGCCTTTCAGCTCGTCCACCTGCACGATGTTAATCTGGGTCAGAAACGCGGATGACAGCTGCAGGGTGTTCATCAGGGTCTGGGTCACGGACGGCTCGACGGTGAATTTCTTCGCCACGTCGTCGGTCTCGACGCCGTTCAGCTCCGCGACGCGGGACAGGTAGGCATTAAATTTAAAGCGGGTTTCTTTACGCATCGTTATTCCTGTTTTTCGCAATAGGTGTCTGGCCGGGCAGCGCGCCCGGCGCGTTATCAGCAGTTGGTCAGCAGCTCATCGCCGGTTCCGCCCTTCGAGAGTTCACGGCGCGGCTGGCGCTGGCTTTCGGTGTTATCGAGAGAGCTTTTCAGGGAGGTAAACGCCTGCGCGTTTTCTTCGGTCTGGCGGGTCACATCCTGCTGCAGATGCGCGAACGCGGTTTCCATTTCCTTCACCCGGGTCTCGGTGGTGCTCAGGCTGGTCTGCACCTGTTCGGAAACCACCGTCACGGCTTCATGCACATCCGCCAGACGCGCGTCATCGCTGACCTGCTTGCGGCTGAAAATGGCTCTGACCTTGTCGGTCAGGCTGTTGAGCACGGTGTCGGGCACGTCCTCAAATTCCAGCTCAGCCAGCGTGGCAACGGAAAACAGATCGTCAGGGTGGGCTTTTTTACCGGCGAGCGGGTTCTGCGTCGCCCGGCTGCAGAATTCGAGGTATTCGGTGCCGAGGCTTGCCGGGTCATCGGTGACGGCGAGACCGACGAGGTAGCATTTGCCGCTGTTGGCGAAGTTCGGGCGGATCTCCATCGAGGTGTAAACCTTCTGACCGGCACGCACCATGCCGACCAGCTCGTCGAGCGGTGCGATTTTGCCAAACAGCGCCTTTTTGCCATTCAGCGCCGAGTCATCGCTGATGATCTCCGCTTTCACTTCGGTCACGTCGCCATAACGCTTGAGCACGCTGTCGGGCAGAATGCCGCGCAGGTGTTCGAGGTTGATGCGACAACCATAGACACGCGGGTCGAAGGTGTCGGCCATGTCCTGAATGTCATCCCCGCTGATGACGCGGCCATCGCAGGTGTCGCCCTCGACGCCGATGCGAAACCATTTAGAAACTTTCTTTGCCATTGTTCAGGTGTCCTGATGTTGGGTTTTCGGTTCGGGTGTAGTTTCCCGACTCCGCCCCGCAT